TGCCGGTCCCGAGACCCGTAGTGTTGTTGTAGACTTCAAGCACGTCGCCGGCCCCGCGCAGGATCAGCGGCTTCTCATTGTTGATGCAAAAATCCCATACTACCGGTTGCGCGATCATGGTTGCGCTCGGCGCCGCAACGCCCATGATTTTGCCTCCCATAACGGCAAAACCTGCGCCCGAAACAGCAGCGGCAGTGTAGCAGTTGATGGTCGCAGTAGCGTTCGGGTCGTTTTTGTCGTTCTTGCCCGGAGTTACGGCCGTCGCTCCCCCAGTGCCGGAAACAGCCGTCGCCCTGCCCAAGGTCAGTTCCGCGAAGAATTTCGTGGCAGCCTGGCCCCAAACCGTGATCTTCTTTATCCGGACCGTCATGGTTGCCGACCCTGTGATTTCGACCAGGACCGCTGCCGCGGTGCTGTAAAGGGTCTGGTTTACCGCACAGGCGCGATAGCAGTATTTGAGCCCTTCCTCGGTGATCTGGATTCGCCCGCTCTGGTCGAGTTGCACGGGCTGCACCTGTCCGGATGAAACGGCCTGCAGGACGCTATTGTATTGCCCCTGAATCAGCCCCGGGGGGAACACGTTCGACTGAAAATTTGCCGTCATATCTCACTCCTTTCATTAAAGGCGGAAATCCGTCCTCCGTCCTCCGTCTTCCGTCTTCCGTCATCCGTCCTCCGTTCTAAAGCGGCACATCCTCGGCCGCCCGGATACCGGTTTTTGCTCCGGCGGGAGTTGCGCCCAGGGAAGTTATCTCGTCAATCGGATCGGGAATCGGACCGTTTACAAGCCCGATTTCCTTCGCCATCCTGGATGCCGGCTTATCCACCGGGACCATGTGGGGACCCGGAATAAAATCATCCGGGACTTCCACCTTGTCTCCCGCCTGGTGGATGGTGTTGTTGATAAAAGCGATCTCCGTCAATTTGTACTTGGCCATTTGTCAAACTCCTTTCGAAGGCGGAAGCGAGGAGCGAGAACGGTTTTTATTCCCGCTAAAGATCGATTGCAGTCCCGGGTACGCATCCAGAGAGTTGCGCGAATTGTCGATCCGCTTCTCGCTGCTGTTTTTTCTGTTCACTCTTCACTGTTCACTGCTCACTGCTCTCTAAACGTACTGGTTGCTGTAGCCGCTCTTGTATCCCATGAAAGGACCGAGCGCGGATTTGTCCAAAACCATTTGGGATATGATCGCGCCCGTCCCGTTAGTCGCCAGGTTGGCCGTCCCGACCGTGTAAGCAAGGCGGTAGAATTTGGGCACATAGCCGGCGTTTGCTTGAGGAATCGGCGTCCGCCAGATCTCCCCGGAAATACCGGCGGTGCCGACGGCTATCGCTTCGCTCTGCGCAATCGTGTCCCACCCGGTGGGGTTTCCCGTCCCATCATCCTTGGCGCACTGAAGCGCTATGGAAAGCGTGGAGTTGGCCAGGCCGATGATTGGCACGGAAGCCGATACAACGAGTAAAAGCGTCGGATCGTCGCCGATGCCGATGTCCCGGCCGTAACCGGAGGCCGAGCTCGCGAGTTGGGAAACATCGAGTGTATTCGCGCTGTAGTAGGTCGAACCCGAAGCCGGAGGGTTCGCCCAATTGGTTGTATTGTTCACCAAAGTCCCGGAGAGGACCCCGGAGCTCACCGAACCGTCGAAAAGAAGTAAGCCGTCCATTATCATTGTGAAGTCTCCTTTTTTGTTTCACGCGAAGACGCGAAGCCGCGAAGAAAGGATAAATTCGCACTTTGTATTAATTTCCACGCTCCGATCGCGACGCCTGCAGGCCTCCATTTGGATGATTTTTCACACTTTCGCCTTTCTCTGCGTTCTCTGTGTCTCTGTGGTGAATGTTTTTGAGTCTTTAAACCACGCGGGCCTCCGTATTCAGCAACTGGTCGCAAGTCCTGATCGGGATGCCCCTGAAGCTTGTCACGGCCTTCCCGTCGAACTCATCCATCCGGAGCAAAACGTTTTGCTTGTTCAGTGCCTGGATGTCCAACCAGGTGGAAATGGCGCGGTTGCAGTAAAAAGCGCCTCTGCCCAGGGAGAGCTGAGGCTCTCCGTTCTGGCCGGAGGTGTAGACGTTTCCGGCCCGGGCCGGCTGGGTCGGCAGCCGGTGAATGGCGCGGATCATGAGGTTTATAAGGTTCGGAGGAGTTCCGCCGGAGAGCTGCGTTACGTCGATATTGGCGATCCTCACCGCGTATCTCCAGTCTTTGACGACAAGGCCGGCGTCCCACTTGAACTGGCTCCGCCAGACGTAGAGAACGTTTTGGGAGCTGTCGATTTTTTGTTGCTTTCCAAGGTCGATTTGCTGAAAGCCCGCTTTCATGCCCTTGGGGAAGATGCCGTGAACCGAAGTCGGGCCCCAGAAGATGAGCCAGATCGACGTATTGGTGGACCCGGTCCCGCCGGCGTCTATCACGTTATTGGCGGTCTGGGCGGTCGCGGTCGAAACCGAGGGATACCTTGGCGCCAGTCCCATGAAGGCGGCAGGGGTCGAAGTGATGTTGTTGTAGAAGATGGTCTGGGCCATCTGCTGGTTCATGCCCTCGAGGAAGGCAAGCTCTTCCGAAAGCCGCAGGGCCTTGTTGTCTCCGGCAAGCTCGACAAGCATCTCGTCGATATCGGAGAAGGTCTCAAGGTGCCCGCAGGTCTCGGTGATCTGGGCGGTTGTGGATTTTCCGGATGGTACTCCCTGGTTCAAAAGGCGCCAGTAGGCTTGAGGAAGCCCGGTCCGGATGGTGGTCTTATGCCCCGTGGGAAGGTTTCCCTCTATCCAGAGCATATCGTCGAGTATTTCATTGGTCTGGGACAAAAGATTGATAATGTCGGCGATTTTGCCGTCGTCATCGACCCGTTTCGCCCAGTCCATGAGCGTCATTGCGGCAGGTCCTATAGTGGCCATAACTCACTCCGTTCACCCCGAAGCGGGGTAGTTTTCAGTTTTTAGTTGTTGGTTTTTAGTTGGCTTGGCCGTTAAGTTGCGCCCTCGCTTTTTTTCTTCACTGCTCACTCTTCACTCTTCACTGCTCACTGCTCTTAGCTCATTGTGGGGTACATCTTGTCGAGAAGGCTTGCCTGAGAGGCTGCCACCGGCTTTCCCGCCAAGCTGCCGGGTTCTTTCAAAAGACTCCCCATCTTCACGAAAAGCTTTACGATCGCGGGATTGTTTCCCGCCCCGGTCGTATTGAGCGCATCTCTCAGGCCCTTGGCCTCCTCCGCGCTTTTCACGAACGGATTCGATTCGCCCGGCTCGAAGACCAGGGCGGCGGTTCTCCGGGATTCTTCGAACTTCGTTCCACCGATTTCCGGGTCCGCTTTTACTTCCGCCTGCCACTTCGTCTGGGTCTCCGCCCACAACTTGTATGGCGCTTCCGTCAGTGCCTTTATCTTGTCTCCGCCGAACTCCAGGAGCTTCTGTGCCTGCTCTTGCGTGAGGTCCTGCTCTTTGGCGAAAGCCTTGTAGTCGTTAAGCGCGGCTTCGTCGAATTCCACGCCCTCGGGCTTCGTGAACTCGGCGTATTCTTCGGGCGCCCTGGGTTCGGGCTTGGGAGGCTCCCCGTCTTTTGGCGGCTCTTCTACCGGCTTTCCGTCGGGCCCCAACTTGGGCTCCGGCGCGGGCGCCGGTTCGGGTTCTCCACCCACCACGGGCTTTGGAGGCTCTATCCCCGGTGCAGGCGCGGGCTCCGGGGTCGGTGTCGGACTTGGCTCCGGCGTAGGCGTCGGAGTAGGTTCGGGTTCAGGCATGACGTTTCCTTTCCGCTTGAAGATCGATTGCAGCCCCACACGCATTCCTTGCAGAGCTGTGCGGGTTGTCGATCATTCTTGCTTTGGTTAAAAACTCGAATATTTCCGGGTCTGGGCTTTCCTTGTGCCAAAAGAAAAGCCTACACTCGCCGTAGCTACGAGGTAGGCTTCTCGATTTTGGCTGCGCTCAACGGTCGCGACTCCGGAACGCAAAGGTTGTCAGCTCAACGATTTCAGGACTCTATTCTTTTTCCCTCGCTCGATTCTCGCTTCTGCTTTTTCTGTTCACTGCTCATCGCTCACTGCTCTTCGATTCTCGGTCGCCATTTTCGCGTACAGGTCCAATGCAACTTTGCAGATTTCGTTTTGCAGCATCACGCCAATGGAGTACTTGCCGAGCCGAAAATGGGTGTTGAGGGCCATCGCCATCCCGTCCGATCCGCCCGCTATCGGGATGACCGGGGCGAGCACATCGCACTGCTGGAGCAACTCCCACATCCACAGCCGCCCATCCGTCGTGCCGAGAATCGCCTTTAGCGCCGCTTGCTTTCGGAGCTCGCGGACCTTCCGCTTCTTTTTCGCTGAATCCACCTGTTGGGCATCGCCGGCGTTGTACGCTTGTTGTTCGTCGTTCATGATTTGTAATCCCTAGCTTGGGTCACGAAGAGCGCAAAGGAGTCACGAAGCACACGGAGAAAA